TATTGTAGCTTGGAACTGGAAAGCTGGAACATCATTTACCAATGACGCAAGTTCAACAGGAATAGGAAATATTGATAGTACAGGAAGTGTAAATACTGATGCTGGATTTAGTGTTATTTCTTATACTGGAGATGCTAATGCTGATAACACAGTTGCTCATGGTTTAGGTTCTGTTCCAAAAATGATTATATTAAAAAATCGTTCTATAAGTTCTAATTGGATGGTTTATCATGCAAGCACTGGTGCTCAAGCACCTTTATTTTTAAATTTGGGTAATGCTGCTGGAAGTGGCGATCCAGATAGATTTAAAGTTGTTCCAACTTCTTCTGTATTTACACCTGGCACTGCACAAGAGGGTAATGGTAGTGGAAATTCTATAATAGCCTACTGCTTCGCAGATGTTAAAGGCTACTCAAAAGTTGGTGGAAGCTACACAGGGAATGGTAATGCAAACGGAAGCTACATTCACTTAGGTTTTGCTCCTGCTTTTGTTCTAATTAAAAATGCAGATGCTGGAGAAGCATGGCAAATGTTTGACAATAAAAGATTAAGTTTTAATCAAACTAATGGTCGTTATAGTCTTAATCCAAATTCAAATGCAGCAGAATATACAGGTGCACCTTTAATAGATTTTTTATCTAATGGTTTCAAACTTCGTACAGATACTAATTCATTAAATGTAGCACAAAATTATATTTACATGGCTTTCGCTGAAAATCCATTCGTAACATCAACTGGTGTACCAGCTACTGCGAGATAATCAACATAGGAGATAATTATGCAATTATCAAAACATTTTAAATTAGAAGAATTTGAAAAGTCCTCTACTGCAATCAGGCTTGGTATTAAAAACAAAGCTGGTAGTGGAGAAATTAAAAACCTTACTGATTTATGCTATGGAGTGTTAGAGCCTGTAAGAGCAAAGTTTGAAAAACCAATTATTGTTACATCTGGCTATCGTAGTGAGGAATTATGTGTAGCTATTAATTCTTCTAAAACATCACAACATACAAAAGGACAAGCAGTTGATTTTGAAATAGCTGGTGTAAGTAATTTAGAAGTAGCTTTATGGATTCAAAACAATACAGACTTTGACCAATTAATTTTAGAGTATTGGAAAGAAGATGAGGGTGCTAATTCAGGGTGGGTTCATTGTAGCTTCAATCAAGACTCAAACAGAAAGCAAGTTTTGACATTTGATGGAAAGAATTATATTAATGGATTACCAGAAGCAAAATGGTCTGGTGGAAAACTAACTAACTAATAGGAGAATATTATGCCAAGAGGAATGGGAACATACGGAAGTAAAAAAGGAAGACCACCTAAAAAGAAATCTAAAGCTAAAAAGAAGAAGAAGAAGTAATGAAGAAGAAACCTATATATGCCAAAGCTAGACCAAAAAGATTAGGGAAACCAAAATCTTTTAACAAAAAGTCTAAAGCATATAAAGCTGTAAAAAGAAAAGCTGATAAAAAGTTTGGTAAAAAGGTTTCTTTATATAAAAACATCTTCATCTCACAAGGCATCAAAAAATATAAGCCAAGAAAGAAAAAGTAATGACTAAATCTGCTTTACAAAAAATAGAATCACATGAAAAACTTTGTAGAATAATGCAGAAACTAACACACCAAAAAATTAGTATCATTGAAGAAAGAGTAAAAAGATTAGAGAAGATTTTATTAATCTGCACAGGCTCTTTAATTAGTGCTATGGCATATGTCATAGTTACTTTGTTAGATAAGGTCTAAACCTTTACAATTACCTAAAAATAGGTACAAGTATTAATTGCATGAGTCATAAGAGAATATTAATTATATCTGATATGCACATTCCATATCATCACAAAGACGCAATCAAATTTTTAAAAGAAATCAAAAAAGAATTTAAGCCAGATAGAATTGTTAATATCGGTGACTCAATTGATTTTCACAATATATCTATGCACGACTCTAACCCAGATTTACCTAATGCTGGAGATGAACTTAATTTAACAAGAAAATATATTAAAGAATTAGAGGGTATATTTCCAGATGTTACAGAAGTAGATAGTAACCATTCTAGTTTAGTATTTAGACGAGCATTAAAGTTTGGAATGAGCAAACAATTTATTAAATCTTATGGAGATTTTTTAGGAACTAAAAAGTGGAAGTGGGTAGATAATTTAACCTTAACTATGTCTAATGGCCAGAGATGTTTTTTTACTCATGGTATGAGTGCTGATATTTTAAAAACAAGCCAAGCTATGGGAATGAGTGCTGTTCAAGGACACTATCATACAAAGTTTGTAATCTCTTGGTGGGCTAACCCAGATAACCTATTCTTTGGAATGAACGTAGGTTGTTTAACAGATCAAAAATCAATGGCATTTGAATATGCTAAAAATTTTAGAACTAGATTTATACTTGGTTGTGGAATTATCCTAGATGGAGTTCCAAGACTACTTCCTATGGTTTTAGATAAAAAAGGGGATTGGATAGGTAAAATTGTCTAGTTTAAAGCCTCATAGAGCCAATTTAAAGGCTACTGATAAGCAAATAGGTGGTAAGCACTATAAATCATTTGCCATAGCCCCAATCGAGTTTATTTCAAAAAATAACCTATCTTTTATTCAAGGTTGTGTGATTAAGTATATTTGCAGATTTGATAAGAAAAATGGAGTCGAAGATTTAGAAAAAATTAAACATTATTGCGATCTTCAAATTCAATTATTGCAAAATAAAAAATAAGGAATATTAAGCCTGAATGAACTTTACTCATTTAATTTATTCTGCTCTTGTGTTATATTGGATAACATTATTATTTTTTACAGGTAATACTTACTTATGATATTTAGTTTATTAAATAACCCACTTACAAAATTAGCAGTTGGTAAAGTAACTGACCATTTCAAACACAAAGCTGAAAAAGTTAAAACAATAAGAGCCGCAGAAATAGAAGCCGCTAAAGATACAGATATAGTTAGAATCAAAAGCCAAGATAAAAGTTGGAAAGATGAAATATTAATGATTTGGCTTATATCAATGTTAAGTACAGGGTGGTTTGAAAGCACTAGAGATAACTTTGAAGAATGGGTAAGAATTATAAATGATTTACCTGATAGTGTTTGGTATTTAGTTATTATTGTATTTACTGCAACATTCTCAACTAAAATGACAGATAAGGTTTTAAACAGGAACAAAAAGAAGTAATATGTCCTGATGGACAAAATAAAAGTTGATGCTGTAATTACTGATTTAGAAATACAATTAGAAACCTCAAACAATCCACTAGGCAGTTATATTCATTTCAAATTTATAGATACTTTTCCACACTTTACAAAAGTTAATAACATGATTGAAGAAATCAAAAAAAGAGAAGATGTAGATTTAATTAATTATGAATATTCTTATACAAGTATTAAAAAAGATACTGACCTTAAATATTTTGAAATAACTAGAAATTAAATCTAGGGTGGAGAGAGAGAGCAAACCACCCTTAGACCAAATTATTAACTCTCGCTAATAACTCTATTCACTAACTGATTAACAAAGGGAACTAAATCACAATTCTCGTTAGTGAAATTCATTAAACTTTACTATTCAAAGCTAAATCTCTTTTTAACTCTGATTGTTTTAAACTTACATATTTATCAAGGTTGTTATAATGATACCTAGCTTTAATAAGTTGTTCTTCAGCTATTGCATATTGTTCTACAATCGCTTTATATTCTTCATCTGTTCTGGCCTTATGTTCAGCTTCAATAACAGTTTTAGAATCTAACTTATGTTTTAAGAAACATTTAGAATAAGTTGCTTTACGACCCTCATCAAGAACGATTGCTCTTTTATGAGCATTTGACCACTCTTGAGAAGCTAACTCTAATTCTTCATATGACTTATTACTTAATAGATTGCTCATTCTTTTTCTCCTTTAACATATATTTTATTGTAGTTGTAGTAGGGTCAAATTCTAATTTATCACAAGACATTAACCCTATTGATATAACTATAATAAATATTATTGATACAATTTTTACTACAAGTCTATTGTATTTTCTATGTATTGGTTTTCCAAATATAATCATGGGTGGTTTAACATTGATTCAGCTTCTTCTTCCAACTGCTTTATCTGTTGTTTAAGATGTTTGTTTTCTAACTCTAACTTTTCAGACATCTCCCTATGCTTTTTATTTTCCATGTATAAAGCTTGGATTTCTTCTAGTTTAAAAGCAAAATCCTTTTTTAGATTATGAATTTCACTTACAAGTGCTTTGATTTGTATTTCTGTATCTGTCATAATTAAAATGGTATTTCATCATCAGTTAAATCAGACATACTAACTGGTTGAGCATTGTCTGGTGCAAATTGAGTTGCTTGTGGTGGCATAGATTGACCAATAGGTTTCATACCATCAATATTCTGTCCACCCTGATAAGGCTTAACCATATAAAGAGTTACTACTTGCTCGGTGTCAGCACCATATTTAGTTTCTTTAGCTTGTTGAATTTTAGAACCCCATTTAAGATTATAACCAGCTTTAGCATAAGCCTGAACTTCTGGTGTGTTATACCATTCCATCACTTGGCTAATTCCATATAATTTTTTAGTTAAACTACACATAAACTTAGCTTTAGTTGATGAAGCACTATATTCATAGCTAGGTGCTTTTTTGCCTGTTTCATATAACTTTAAAGTTAATCCACAAAATGGCATTGAGTAGGTTGATTTATTATTTTGATACATTTTTTTTTCCTTTTTTTAGTTTATTGTATTGTCTTACTGATTCATTAAATAGTAACTCGGATTTATGACAATGTAGTAATCCAAGAAATGCTTTAATGTGTTCTTTTTTATACAAGATTTGTCTAGCTTCAAAGTCTGCTTTATCTTTAGGAAGCCTAACAACATACATCTTATGTATTTTCTTGCCTGTTTGTTCTTCATAAGCAAGTTTGTAAGCATGAAGTTGATGCACCATATTTACAAATATTCCTTTTGAAGTTTTTATATCTATGAGCCATAAGTTTTTTTGTGAATCTTCTGCAATCAGATCAACAGTTCCACAAAACCCACGTTCAGAGTATAAAATTTTTTCAGACTCTATAAGTTTCAATTTATGTTTAGTCCAAAATCTTTTGAATTTATCAAAGCAACCTTTAACTACAGGGTCGCTTGGTTCAGTAAAGGGTTGTCCCTTAACCCATAACTCACAAAATTTATGAACCATTGAACCAATAGATAATATGCCATCACCTTGCTTTCTTGCGTTAGCTTTAGCATTAATAACTATGGAGTCTATTTTATCTAATGGAATACCTTGACGTTCCATCTCATCTTTTAAAGCATTTACTTGATTGCTTATTTTCCAATTCTCTAACATTGGACTAGCTAACTTACCAAGTATTGTACTTGTCCCAACTACATATTCGTTGTTATGAATATAGACGTGCTTTTCTTGATTGAACTCAACTGTGTGTCCATGCTCTGTATTAACGATTGTCATTTTTCTCTCCCTTATATTGTTTTTTGTTTTCTGCTTTAGAAACACATACTCTGTTATATTCTTCAATAAATGTTTCTGTGCTTAAATTATAATTGCTTATAATTTTATTCATGGCTTTGATTCTTTTATCTTGCCACGTAGTCTTGTTTAAACGGATATACATTATTTCCATCTCTCCTTTTTGTTATAAATGTTAAATTAGCATCTAATATCGGTTTTATGAAATAGTCAAATGAAACATCAAAATATTCCGATAATTTTTTAAGGTTAATTGCCTTACATTCATTAGTTCCACGTTCATATTTTTGAATCTGTTGGAATGTAATATTAATTGCTTTGGCCACTCTAGTCTGCGTGTAACCTCTCATAAGCCTAATCTTCTTTAATTGTAATCCTACAATCTTAGTAAAGATTAACTCATCATCTTTTTCACTTATTCTCCATTGAGCCATTAACTCAATAAGTGATTTATTGATTTCTTCGATAGTCGTATTAGTTCTTGGTTTGTGCATTTTCTTTCTCCTTGATTATTTTTTTATCAATTTCTTTTATTAATCTATTGTTTTCATTAATTTGTTTTAATAGAATAATTTTGTAAGCATATAATTCAACAATACTTGCTTCTTTAACATTAAGCTGCATTTTTCTCTCCCATATAGTTATATTTGTTATTAATTCGTTCTAGCCAATCAGAATAGAAATCTAATCTGTAATAGTATTCATTATAGAAATCTAATTCATGTTTAATAAGATCAGAGTCAGTATTAGTAGAAATTTCTTCTCTGTATTTAAGGTCTAGGTATTTAAACTTTAGCTTTTCCATTAAATATTTGTATTGGTGTTTTTTAGTTAATAACATTATGACCTCTCCCCAAAAGACAATTTTTAACTAATTTTTTATTTGTATATTCAGCTTTAGGCATAAGCCATAAAGTGCTTGGTCTTAAATACAAATTATGAACTACTTTATAAGACTCGACTAAAGTATTAGTATGCTGTTTAGCTAAATTTTTACAAATCATTATATCATTAGTTATTTCTTTAGATTGGCTTTCATTAAATGAAGCTGATGATCTTCCAGCAGTATCAATAATTGGGCGATAGCTACAGGCTTGTAATAAGCAGACAAAGATGGCAATTAAAAGTATGTTTTTCATATCAATATATTTTTTTCCTCTCTATAAAGTTGCTTGGTGGTATTTAATTTGATGTAGTTTCCAAGCTGTAACTTTTTTCTTTTCCTTTAGTGCTAACAGTTTTTGCAACAAATCCTTTTCTTTCATTATGAACTTGTCGTACTGCATTTGCAACTTTGGAAGTTTCTTGTCCATTTGCTTTTTCCTTTAATTGACTCACTTGATTTAACAAATGAGTATCTACAGGGTTAATTAAATCTAACTGTTCCTGTAAATCTTGTAATCCACCAAGAGTCATATCTCGGTGGAAAATTTGTTTAAACTTTTTAGCAATCTCTTTACTAAAATTTGAGTTAGTTGGTATTCTCATTAATACTCCTCTCTATTAAAATCTTCTTGTCTTTCTGCTCTAAAACCATGAAATGAAGATTTATATAAAACCCATTTCACGTCTTTATTCCAATCATAATAATATTGTTTTGCGTCTGCTGTTGCAGATTTTTTATTATGAACACCATCATCAAATGATTGAATTAAATCATCTGCCATAGAATCTATCCAACCTTTTTGAATATCTTTTGGCAACTGATTAAAATTAAGATTTTCTTTTATAACTTTTATTTCTTCTCTCATTACTTTTCTCCCCATATTAAAGTTATTACTATTGATAATACTAAAGCTAAATATAAATGTTCCATTATGCTGCCTCCTCTATATTAATAAAGTTTCTTTTTTCAAAGGCTTCTAAATGCCATTCTCTATCAAACTCTATACCTGATACATCATCTAAATCTTCTATTAACTCAAATAATTTAAAATGATTTCCTGTTATACCTTTTTTATTCCAATTAGAATATTTCATTGGAGATTTTGTACTACAGTTTCTACACTCCCAAAAAATAATATCTACTGATTCTCTATTTTCTACAGTAATTCCAACTTCTATTTGTGTATCAGTTAAGTTAGGTAAATATTTTTTATATTTATTTAATAACTCTTTAGGTACTCCATAATAACTTTTAATTTCTTGCTTATGAATTGCGTTACTATTTGGATTACAACCTAAACATGGTTTTTCTAAATAATATTCTCCACCTCTTATACCTCTTTTAGCTTTACTAAAATTTTTAGTATTTAATCTATATCTATTCATTATGCTCTCTCCTTTGTTATTGTTTTTTTTAATTAACATATTTAAGTATTTAACTATAAAACAAGTTGTATTGCAATAGCTTTATTTATCGCATAAAACCTAGCTTTTTTAACTAATTTAACCCTTACAAGTTTTATTTCTTGTT